TACACTTGGAAACCGTGCAGATTATTAATTACAAGACCGTTTTGCAAACCAGAACCGCCAAAGTCTGAGTTCAGAAGTTTTGAATCTTCATCTTTCAGTACTTCCATGAATACTGGGTTGACTACAAGCCAACGTCCTTGTGAATCAACATTTTGCTGGTCTAGCTTACGAGCCATACGAGCAATAATCATGGTTGGGTTAGCGTTACCTGAACCCGGCACTGCAGAAGCACCCGGTAAGCGTGGCTGAATACCAATACCATTGTCAGCAGAGCCACCAAAGTCATTAGCGTCAACTTGCATTTCGCCTAGCAGTTCGTTAGTCCCTGCTGTTGAAACTGCCACTGAGCCATTAGTCGTGGTGTTAGCTGTATTAGCAGTGCCATGAATAGCAGCTTGCTTAAAACCGCCCATGTAGCCAAGAACATCTTGGTCAAACTGGTCAGCCAAACGATACGCAGCACGATCACTTGCCAGTTGCTGGAAGTTTACGTGGCTATGCGCCTCTTCAATGTCATCAACCTTAAATGCAAAGTAGTTAGCTTTGTCAATTGTCAGGTTGAAATCTTCGTCATCAAGGTCTTGCGGCGTGATAGTTGTACCACGGGCGTAAGCCTTAACGGTGATTTCGGGTTCTTTGATAATCTTAACGGAATCACCCATAGCAGCAATCTCACCGAAATAATCGGAATTAGTGATTGCTTCAGCAACAGCAGACTTGCGGAAAGCAAGTTGCACCTGTTTGCTGTAAATTACGGGAGAAAAATTACCGTTAGGAAGATTACCATAACCACTAGCAGTAGTAAATGCCATGTTAAAATCTCCTATGTAGCATTTTACAGATACAAACTCGCAAGACTAATCAGGAGGCTGATGCACTTGGGTGCGTATTCTGATAGGATGGCCTTCCTACCATTCAACGGGCCATGTTTGTCAGGTAATCCGTAAGGCTTGGCTGTTTGTTAATTATAGTGTATCCGTATTGCGCTACACAGATACACTAATCTGACTATAGTTATACGTATAAATAACTATTTGTCAACTCTTTTTTATCTAGCAGAGCCAGATACATCATAGATAAACTTTCCAGAACGGATAGCTTCCATAATTTCATCAGACATCTTCTCATATTGTTGAGGTGACATCTTTTGTACTTGAGATTCTTTTAAGTAAGTAGAAGACTCATCTTCTTGTGGCTTACTTCGTGAGTTCTTTGTAGATACAGACTTAGCTGCATCTTTATCTTTAGTAGGTTTGCTTTTAGAAATACCCATGTCGGCTTTGTACAAATCAATTGCTCTAGCTGCTGAACGTGCATCGTTGTCATTATCATACAGCGCATCTTGTACCCACTTAGGTTGTTCTTCTGCCCAATTGTGAAAGTCATCACTGTCTCTAATTTCATCAAAGTCAGGATGCATCTGCATCAATGCTGCTTCAGCCTTCTCTTTAGTAGCAGAAGTTTGCATCTCATCAATTACCTTCATGCGTTCTTCTAGTGCAGTAGATTGCTCTGCTGCCTTTTTCATGGCAATTGTTTCTACAATAGCTGCTACATCTGGGTAGTCTGCTGCCCACTGTTCAATGTCCTCATCAGACTTGGGTAGCTTCATTTCTTTTTTAGTGGCTGACTCAAGCTGCCGTTTCATTGCATCTAGTTCAGTCTTAAACTCTTCAGCTTGTTTTTGCTGGTGTCGGCGTAGGTCTGAGTAACGCTTCTTAAATGTTTTTTCTTCTGCTGTAGTAGGTTCAGCTTCTTCTGGTTCAGTAGCCTCTTGCTCTACTTCACCTTTCTGCTCTTTCATCATTTGCTCTAATTCTTCTTCTTCAATCCTACGCTTTTCTTCGTTAGTATATTTACGATTAGCAAATGCAGCTTTCTTTGGTGTTTGCATTTCTTCTGCCATGATTGTATCGTTCATTGTATTTCCTTTTGTTGGGGCCACCGTAGCCACACTGTCGGGTGTGGGGAGTGAGTAGCCAACTGATTGTAAGATTTAAGCCTCTTACGCAGCTTCTTGACGTACTTCCCTATATCTACCGTGTACTGTGTAGATATTGTTTTCTGTATGTACATCAAAACTTTCACCGTCAATAACAATAGATACTGTTGGTGTCATGCGTTCTACATACTCAAGAGATGTTACAGGAATACCGTTAATGTTATCACCTACTACCAAATCTTCTGGACGTGTCCATGTACCGTTTGCTAGTACAGGGTGGTCATTACTAATCTTGAGTTCATTATTGATTGCATAATAACCGCTACGCATATGCTTGTGTAGAACTTCTTTGACCTTGTAGTTATCAATCATGTCACCGACTTTGATGTTAGTAACAAAATCAATTACACCGTTGAGACTAACTTTCATGTCTTCGGTTAGACAATCTGTGCCTGTACCAACACCTGTGCTTGCTCCTGATGAATCATCCATACCTGTATCGCTTGTACCCGAACCACCCGGACCAGTATCCCCACTAGCTTGATTAGCTTCGTCAGCAGCAGTTGCAGCAGCTTCAGTTGAATAACCGCCAGTACCCGGACCAAATTCAGCAGCATCAGGAACGCCAGATTTTCTAGCACGGTCAAGTGAAAGCTCTAAACTACTTAAAGATGTTGCTTTAGCACGTGCTTGTGCAGCTTTAGATTTAAAGGCATTTAATTGGTCTAAAGCAGATTGTTTCATAACATTGCCTTTTAGTTTACCTGTCGTAATATCACGAGTTCTTATTGGGTTTCTATCTTTATCCATAATAAAACCTGTTGAAGCTATTTCTCTTGCATCTTGGTCATATGCATCAGCTAAAGCATTATATCCAGCTACTGCTCTGCTAACCGTGTCTACATTAGATACATCACTAGCACTATGTCCTATATCAGTCAAAGCACTAATTTGACCCTGCTTAACTGCCTCTTGATTTTGTGCCAGTACAGCTTCTACTGCCGCCTGAACATTTTGTCCTTTTTTAGATGCTTCCATAGCAGCGGATATAGCGAGTCCATATGCTGTTGCTTGTTCATTAGTAGAAATTTGACCCGGATTACTAAAGCCCATTGCACTAAGTGCCATACCTTTTGCTGTTTGACCTGCTATAGCTCTTTCATTAGGAGTAGCCATATTATCTAATATACCAAGTTTATTACCAAATTCTATACCAGCAGCGGCTGTCGGACTAAGGGAACCAAACTGTGCCATTGCCATATCAAAAGTTGCACTACGCATTGCATCATTACTAAAACCAAACTCACGATTAGAGCCAAAAGTACCCACAGAAGAATCTCTTGTGCCGAACATACCACGAGATGCGTCCATCATTGCAGTTTCCATATCACTAGCACCTTTAACGCCACCTAAAGTTGTACCAACTACGGAACTACCAGCCCCATCCCCACCGCCATCATCTTGTTGTTGACCTGTTACTGTGACAGGTGTGACAGAGGTATTTGTAGGAGTTGTCATACCCATTGCTTCAAACCTAAAACCTTCTGGGATAGGGTAAATAGGTTTTCCATTTTTAAATGGTATTTGTCTTACTTGTCCTGCATCATTTACATATCGTCTTAATTCATCATACTTACCCAGATTACTTCCCATTACTTGTCCAAATGTAGGTAAATTAGTTGTTTGTGGAGCTTGTGTGTATTGTACATTTTGAAGTTTTGGTGCGGTAAAGCCGGGAACAGTAGGTGCTACATAAGGTTTAAATCCTGTAGTGGGACCAGTATTAGGTTTGTTGATAACGCCTGTGCCTTGTACTGGAACTACTCCACCTAAATTAAAATTTAAATCACTCTGGTCCTCTTCTATATCAAGGTCATACATATCAAATGGCAAGTCATCTTCAACAGTAGCTTGTTCACTATTGCCCATCTGACCCATAGCTTCCATCTGAGCCAAACCCTGCTTTGCTTCTTGGCGCATACGCATCAAATTCTCAAGGCCAATGTAACGCACTACGTCTGCAGGAATAACAAATTCACCCTCACTGAGTTGCGCAGGGATGTCATCACGAACTTCTTCTTGAGTAGAACCGGGTGGTACATCATTACCAGACACAGGGTCTACTGTACCGCCTTCGTCCATAAGACCTCCCTCATCAAAGCCACGTTCTACAGGCTCAAAGAGTTCCATTTGTTTTGCTATACCTTTTGCCATAATACTATCCTTCAGCGTTAGCTACGTCCTCACGTAATCGTTTAATCTTACGTAGTACATCAATAGCACCCTGTGCTTTATGTACCGTTATTATGTTTTCAGATTGTTCTAGCACCTTATGATGCTGGTCTATTATGTTATCTAAATACTTACTGAAGTGGTCCCATTGGCGGTTGTTGCCCACCAGCGGCTTGAGCTTGCTGAGTATTTCCTTGTTGTTGTTCATTTCCACTAAATCCCTGTTCACCCGGTACAGGAGCCTGACCTGTACCTATATTGCCGCCACCTGCACCTGTTGGGTCCATAGCATCAGCACCCGGCGGTGGTGTCATACCACCTTGCTCTGGTCCTGCTGGCTGTTGGAACCCTTTCATAATCTCTGCTTGAAGGGCAGCTTCATCCATATTGTTGGTTACTTTGTCGGGGTCTAAGTCCATAGACTTTGCAATCTCACGGATTACATACTGGAACTTAGCAAAGGGTGCAAGCGTAGGATTACTTGCAATCTGCAAAAACTGCATCAACCTTTGGCTACGTATTTCGTTAGCCATCAAGCTTTCTGTGCCACGTGCTTTAACTTCTAAATCACCCTTAATCTCTGGGTCAAAGTCAAACTGCATATTAAAGCGGAAGAAACCTTCGCCAAGTGGACGTAACAGATAGTCGTCTACATTCTTAATAATTGTTTTAGTGCTACCCTGTGCTGCACCCATAAGCATGGATATACCACTAGCTGTACGGCCCACGCCTGATACACCTGTCTGTCCGTGAGCAAATGAAGGGAAGCCTGTACTTTCATCTGCCAGTACACGTGCCTTATCAAACAGCATCATGTTCTCTTGTGACACGTTAGGGAACTTAGTACCAAAGATTGCCTGTCCCGGTGCGCCACCTTGCCTACGGAATACCTTGCCCGGATATAGCGACAAATCTTGTCCCGGCACTAAATTGGTTTCATCTACTTCTACAATTAAGTTACCTGACAATACAGCGTTGTCTACAGCCATACGCATAAAGCCATTCATTAGCGTTTGTGTATCATCCATGTTTTCGGCAATGCCTACGCCAAAGAAGGAGTATGGGTTAAGTTCATATGGCGCAGCAGAGTAAGGAATCTTAGATGGTTTAAATGGATTAAGCACCATACGTAATAGTTTGTTATTACAAATCCAAACATTAGCTTGCAATTCATCAAACTCTTTTAGTTCTTTTGGAATGTCGATACCTTGTTCTTCTAATAACTCTGTATCAACCATACCCCAATATTCAAGAACTTCAAAACGATCTACACCATGCTCTGGTGCATAGTCAGACAGATCATCTTCCCAGTATTGCTTAGTGTAGTTTTCACCCATAGCAATAACTTCATTAATAACTTCACCACGAAAATATGGACGCTTCTTTAAATTACGTAACTGTGTACGTGACATTTTGTGCCGTTCAATTACAAACTGTGCTTCGTCCATGTTGTTTGCATCTGGGTCTGGAAAAAAGTTCCAAACAGATACGTGATTTACTTGTGGTATGGTTTTAAATAAAGGGTCATATTCACCGTTGTCATCCCAATTAGGATACTCTTTATCTACAGCAAATGGGCCTTTCATAACACCTGTACCAAACAATGCCATTTCAAATGCAGCATTACGCAGATGTTTAGTTGCGCCAGACTCTTCTAATTGATCATGTATTTTCTTTTGCATTTTCTTTGCAGCAATCATAGCTGGACTAAATGCAATAGCTGTAGGTGTATTACCCGGACCTTCTTTTAACTTGTCAGAAATAGGTTCCAGTTTGCTCTCCAGCACCCCAAGTTTTTCTTGTAGGGACTGCGCTGTTGCTCCCGCCGGTAATTTTTTGCCGTCACCTGCAAAACCGTAGGGACTAGAAAGAGAAGTTTCACCACGCAATTGTTCTGGTTCTTTAGGGTCAAAATGTACATCCGCAACAACTCCCTCTGGTAATTCCGTAGGCTCAATGGATAAAGGAAAACGCTGGTTAGCAAATAAGACATCTACAATCTGTCCATAAGCTGCCAGCGTTTTGGTTTTTGTTACTTTAATAAATACACGAGATTTTTCAGTTTCAGTAAACTGAACATCCGGTCCATACAAACCACGATAATTACGGTATGCTTTTAGCCAACGCTGTTCATCATCGTAGCGATAGTCTTCAGACCGTTTATATCGTTCTAATATAAATGGAATTATATTACTTATATCTACGTCAGACACAGATGTATCGTCACTATCTTCTAATGCAATAGCATTATCTTCAATCATCATATCATCTTCGTTCATAATATATCCTTAATATCCGAATGTTGCATCCGCTACTGGCATACTGTTTCTTGGTCCAGCGTGAGGATCATAATCAAATACACTAAATCTTGGTCTGGACATTATACCATATCTTAACGCATCATACAAGTGGTCTTCAGCATTTGTATCCACGTCTTCCGGGTTTTTCTTGTCCAGCGGTATGGCGGGTAACTGTGAGATGGTATTTGTGCAAGAATTAAAGAAAACAAGTCTAGGCTCCTCTGTAAATTCATCTGTCTGTAAACGCCTGTGTATTTCATTCTTTCCAGATATGCGACTGCCACGGCTACGGTCTGACGGCCTCCACCGACAGCCTTTCATAATCATTTGCTCCGCAAGAGAAGGGCCAGTGTCACCACGCTTATGCCAAAGAGAACTGTCCAAAACACCATACTTAATATTTCCATCACCAGCCTCTGCGTCCAGTATCATATCTGCCAAATCTGTGGCAAGGACTTTAGATACGTAGAGTTCTCTATATACCACAAGCTGTTCATCAGGTGCAACAGCAAACCAGATAACGCCAGACTTGCTGCCGTAACCGTAATCGCAAGCCCTAAACTTAACCCAATTACTAGGAATATCAAAAGGCTCAATGACATGAATATTACGGTCAAACTCAGTAAAAGCCGCACCCTCTTTAATATCCCAGTCTCCATCAAGGAGTTGTCTTCGTTGCTGCTCTGGCATTGAGAGTAGCATGGCTTCGTAATCACCTGATTCCGCAAGGTATGGATTATCAGAAAGTCTTGCGGGTATAAATCTTCTTTTGTATAAAGGTCTTCCAGCCTTTGCGTGTCCTGCTGGGTATCTAAGAACTTCTCCTGTTTCAATATCGGTTGCATCGTAGGCTCTATTATAAGGGGCGGGGTCAATAAACATCTTCTTAACCCAATGATGACCTCTACCGCCGGGGTTGGTCGTAGCCCTCATATAAATTGGCAAATCTGGTGCAGTGGACCTAAGACGAGACCGCATATAATTCCATGCGTATGGTGTGGCCCATTGTGTTAACTCGTCAAATCCTATCCAGCTAAACGCTAGACCCTGATAACGCAAGACATCATCATCTCTGTCGAGGTAAGACATCCACAACCTTGCACCAGATGGCGCAGTCCACTGCATCTTTCTTTCTGACCACTTAATACCGGGCCAGATTTTTGGGTATAACTCCTGCGACTTGAATACGAGTTCTCTTAACTCTTCTGTTGTATGTCGCAAAAGCAACCCACTAAATGCGGGATGCCCCATGTAGCGTAGTGGGTCAGAGAGCATAGCATAGGATTTACCACCGCCAGCACTTCCACCATATAACACCTCTCGTTCACCAGCCGCTAAGAAATCTGTCTGTGGGCCGGGGTTAGGTTTAAAGAGTATGTTAGCTGTCTCTTCGATAGCCTGTGTTTCATACTCTACGTGTTTTATTTCAACTGTTGGCTCTTGAACCTGTTCTTTCTTCTTCAAGGGCTTTCGCTTTGGCGATTGCCTTTTCCGCATATTCTGCCCACTTGCGGATGCTTGTAGCTTGGTTCTTACGTCTTCGCTCATTAGCTAACCTTTTCCTTAACCCTACATGGGATATGTAGCGGCCTGTCTGTGTACTGAGCCAGTTTGCTACTTCACGATAACTGTATTGATTTACGTGGCTACGTGCCTTCTCAAGTAAATCTAATTCAATCTGTATAGGTTGCAGAAGGTCGGGGTCTGCTTCATCCTGTTTATATCCGAATGGTACTGTACGTGCAATACGTGGTATAGCTACCCACTCGTTCTGTTCTTTAATATCTGTTGGCTGTGGAAGTTTCCATTTGCCTATGCTACGTGTCATTTTACTTTACGATTGTCTACTGTTGAAAGAACCATACCGCCCTTACGAAAATCTTGACTTCCTTTATTTTTATTTTTTGCAGCTTCTAATTCTGCACGTTTTCTTGCAACATATCTACTACGATGCATAGTTAAATTATTAGAAAGTCTATCTCCACTTTTCCAAGCGTCCATTGCTTCTTGTTGTAACGCCTGAATCTCTTGCGGTGTCATCAGTCATCATCCTCTACAATAGCTTTGGGTGGCATAAGCATAACACCCCCTGATGCTTCTACCTGCATCTTCTCAGTCTTAACCAAACCTGTGCGGTCAAGTAATTCTTTAGCTGCAGCCATCTTATCACGTATGCCTAGTTCAGTTGGGTCATGCAACCCACCTACCATAGCCATCGCTGCTTTCGGCGCATTACGTGCCATGTACATTTGAGTAGCCTCAAGTATCTCTTCTTTAAGACCTTTAACAATTTCTGAAGTACTAGAAGTGTCAGCATATCCTGCCAGTTTCTTTGCTTGCACCAAGTCACCGCCAGCTTCTTCAAAGAGTACGTTGAGTAGTGTCTGTTGTTTGTCGGTGAGTTGTCGTGTCATTAATCTAATGCCTTCTTAATAAGATTGACTATTCTATAAGGGTCAAGGAATTTTGTTTCTTTCTTTTTCTTACCTTTGTATATTTGGCCTGAAGTACCTGCAGGACGAAATAAACCACCTTCACCTTTATACGTAGATTTGTATGTTTTAGCACCAGCCATTTAAAATTCTCCGTTGTGCATAGCATTAGCCAGTTTAGTAGCCCTGCTTTTTACTTGAGATGCCCACCTACTGTCTAACATTTCTTTTGCTGCAGTTGGGTAGTCTTCATTCTCTATTGCGGCCCACATCATTTTAAACTTATTCAATCTAGGTACACCCATGTTAAACGCCATGTCTATGACAATAAGCTGACGTACAGCGTCCAGACTGTCCACGCAAGGGTGCGCACGTACCAGTTCCTCTTCGACTATCTGTACGTCATTCTCTGCTAGGTAGACCGCATCAGCTTCTGTGATACCCATTTCATAGATGACATCTATATTGGGTATGTCCATCCACTCTAGTTCTTCTTTAGTTATACCACGGTCTTCTAGGTTCCTGCCGATACCTATAGTATCAATCCCTAATGTATCCTTATACACCTGTAGCCTTAGACCCTCGCTTACTACTAGCTTGTCTATCAGGTCTTGTCGATTGTACTTCATTCTCTTTACCCTCGTGATTCATCCATACCGCAAATGCACCTGTCATGGCCCCCGTGACTACACTCACTAGTGCCGCTTGTTGACTTGTCGGGTCTTGCAGTGTCATAAACCACTCCACTACCCGCCACGCCGATATGGACATCATTAGCATCATTAGTCGTGGAATCAGTTTCCACTCTAGTATTTTCTGTGCTGCCATTATTTTTTACCAAAGAATTTTGTTGCACTACGAACTCCAAAAGAAGCCGCAACGATAACTCCAAGTGAGTATTGATACCATTCAGGCATCTCGTTGAGCCTTGCAAATCCATTTGCTACTACGTCTTCCATACCCGGTACAAATGCTAGGATAAGTGGGATACTAAACAAGATAGTCAGCCACTCATCTTTCCACGAGTTAGATGACCCTTTAGCCATCTCCAAGTCCCAATCAATTTCGCCAGTAGCTTTCTTCTGCATGACTACAGCTTCAGCTTGCGCTTTAGCTACCTTAGTCTGTGCATTAGCTTTTGTCTGCTCTACCTTGCCTGACATCCATGTGCCAGCTATTTCTGCAATAGGTCCAATAAGTAAATTAAGCATTAGGCTCCCCGTCTGAACTGTGCGGTTTTCTTTTGTACCTTTTTAGGCTGCTTGACGAATTGCTTACCAGCAGCAGTTCCTTTTCTTTTAGCACGAGATGTCGCTGCGTATTCCGATGGCGTAAGGGCTTTAATCGCTGATGCCGGAAGATAGCGTTCCCCTGTGGCTTTTGATCCTTGGGTGGAAGGTTTGCCACTTTTGGTTCTCCAATCTTGCTTGGTCCAATTTGCTAAACTCTTCTGTGATTTTTTCATAATACAGTTATACCACTTATGTTTCTAGTTGTCAAGTAAATAATGAATATGCTGTAGCAGATGCTGCAATTGCCCAAAGAAATAAACCTATAGCTATAACACCTATTGTACCTACACCTATACCAATCTTTATATTTTCCATCATTTCGTTGTGTTTTCGTATAGCTTCCCGCCTAGCTTTAAGTGCAGCTTCCCTAGCTTCTTGTATACGCTTCTGCCTTTCAGCTAAAATGCCTTTCCATGTACCATGCCCAAATCGCATGTCTACCATAGTGGCTACTTCTTGTAATTTTTCTGCTGCTATCTTAGCATCAATAACGTCACGTGCTACATTATCTACGCCAAACTGGTCTGTTATACCTACGCCAGCTTTTTTAGCACGTTCCTGCTGTACTTGTTTTTCGCCAGCAAACAGATTATCTATATGCCCAGCTATATCACTTATATCATTAGCAGTGTTAATAGCACCCTTAATGCCATCTACGGCACTCTTCACAAGTGCTATACCTGCGAGTGTCTCTGCAATCATTGTTGGTTGGTTCCTACTTGGGTTGGGGTCTACATACTGCAGTTATCTTTTTTCTTTTACCGCCACCTGCTGGAACAGATTGTTGTCGGGACAATCTTTCAGCAAAGTATAGGCATCTATCTATGTCTACAAACTTTTGTGTTGTGTCTATTACGTTTGCACCTAAGTACACGTACAATACAAATACAATCATTCTATTATGCGAACTATATAACTTGAACCATCATCATTCTTAGATACTTCTACTGTTTTATTTTCACAAGAGTATCTTACTGTTTGGCTTTTCTTATATAAGTTTCTTTCTATAGTTCTTTTAGCTTTTAAACATTTAGATATTTTTTCAAAAGCGGTATGTTCGGATATATCCCCGCCCATGTACAAAATAAGAGTTATGGTTTTAATGATTTCCATTTCTTAGTTTCTCTAAGTTTTCTTCTATTGTGTTTAATCGCTTTTCATAAAACTCTAATGTTAGTTTCTGCTGCTGGTCATATGGGGCTTTGCCTTCATCTATCTGTGTAGACAAGTCATCTAGTTGATTTGCTAGATGCTCTATTAACATAAACTGTTCACTGTCGGCTGGAAGACTACCCATTTCTCCTCTAGGCCACTTGATGCGAAACTCTGTATTTTGTTCCAAATCAGCTTCCATCATTGTGATGTTTGTTTCTATTTGGTTAAGTCGTTCTATAATACCAAAGTATGCCCATGTTGCTACAGATGCAGCAGCTACCATGCTTATGATATTACGTAGGGGTAACGCAACTTCAGTATTCTCACTTAGCTTTGTAGCCATTATTCAATACCTAGAACCCTAGATAGTCCAAATACTTCTAGCAGCATAAAGGTAAAGAACAATAGAAGAATGCTACCAGCTATTAGTTTACCGCTAAAGTTTGTTGACCCTATACGAATAGCAATAAACTCATTGCCTAGTATTCTGAGTATTAGTTCAAAACTATTTTCATTGATACCTAAAGATATAGGTTTTTTATTTTCTTTCTCTTCCATGCTACGCTGCCATACTCTTTGGGCTGCTTGCTTCAAGACCCATCCACTTACTCCATTCTGCATAGTAGTGTCTCATCCCTACTTCATCATGTATTGTGCTATTCTCATGTCTGCCATGTAGAATGTTTCTAGGCTCTGTGCCTTCACGCATTGTTGTACCCTGACCAGCTACACCGATAAGGTCTTCATGTAAGTTTCTACCGAATGGCCCCCATATAGAGTTGTGGTGTTTGATACGTGTCTGTCTTTCCTTTGGCGTATCTTTCTTGAGACCGTATCCTCTAAACTCAATAAGAACTTTGTTTGGGCCAAGAGGTGTAACGCTATCGCTTCTATAAGCACTACCCCGTAAATTAAAATTAAATCCGGGGAAAAGGTCAACCATGTACCATTGATTGGGTGGGAGATTAGGGAAGCTAAGTTCTCCTCTATCCTCAAAACCATCGTATTCCTCATAGTTAACTGTGAAGCTACTGACGTTGACGTGTCCATTATCAAACGGTATATTTTTTCTAGCAAAGTATTCATCGTTGAATCCAGACACACGATTAAAGTAATGCATAAAGTCGTGGTAGAACTCACTGTTAGTGTCATGCCACAGCTTGTAGTTGGTATTTATGATAGCCTTGTGGTAGTGAAACACTTCCATCTCTTCGGTGTCAATGGCATCAGCTATGCAATCAAATGCACCAGCAGTCCACTCATCTACATTCATAGACGGATTTGTATCTAGGGTAGTCCAGACCATACCACCATGTTTTACTTCACACGGTAGTTCAGTCCAGTTACCAGAATGATATGTTAGAGACAAGTCATTGCCAGCGGGTGCTTGCACCTTATCTGTAAGGAATGTCCTGACTACACCATTCTCAAAGCGCACAGCTACAACATTCTGTAATGCTATCTGCGTCTTTCTAAAGTCACCTAAGTGTGGCATCTCACTTGAATGACACATAGGAACCCACACTTTAGAGAATATATTTTCGAGTTCCTGCTCATATAAACTGTGGTCAGAGTAGATAAGTGAACTTATGTGTTCTACTTTAGGTTCTTTAGTCCAGTCTTTGTGATTACGTGGTGGCATTAAGTATCCTTATCATCCATCTTTACACAGAAGCAACGGTCTTTCGGATTATTAAAGCCGTGTTCTGTTACAGCTACATGGCATTTAGAAAGCCATTCTTTCTCACCATATAGTTTAACTTGCATGTCATCTGGTGTAGCAATCACTACACAAAACATTAGATAGCTAAGATTTGTAGCCACCGCCAGCATCCTTGTATGCTTTAGCTAACATCTGTGCTTTACGTGCAGACCACTGACCTGCACCACCGCCTTTAGTGCCAGCTTTAATACGTTGAAACTGTCGCTTGCGCATAGCAGGTTTTGTATAGTTACCTGCAGCGTTTACAGTAGATTTCTTTTTAGGTGTTGCTTTTTTTCTTGGAGCCATTATTACCTACCTTGCTGGATCAAAATATTCTTCTACAGAAATTGTAACATCTAATGTCATACCACTTTCTATGTATGATACTATTTTATCTTTCTGATGTAAAGTAAAAAAGTTGCCAGATACAACATTATGTGTAGTATTTGCTGCCATGCTCAAGCTGTTTACTAGCGTTTGGTACGAAGTATTATCATTATGATATATTTGAACATTAGCTTTTTTAGTGCTGCTAGTGCCATTGCTAAGATGCAAAAACCTAACAATAGCACTGTAATTATCAGGCACTGTATATACTACATCTGCACTTCCATCAGCAGAGGTGCTAGTTACCCTTTTATTTTCTGTGGTAAACTTAGATACACTAAGATCAGGCATTACTTAATCCAATCCAGTAAGTCACGATGTTTCTTCCAGAACCAATTGCCTACACAAGTAAAGGGTTTGCCAATATTAAGCAAAGCCAATGCGATATAATAAATTGCTTTCTTCCTCATTTCTTTTTCACAGCCCCGCCACGCATCATTTTCTTAGCTGCTACACCGCCACGCATCATTTTCTTTTTAGCCATTTTAGCCATACCACCGCCACGCATACGCTTTGGTGCTACGCCACCACGCATCATTTTCTTTGCTACTTTAGTTTTGCCCTTCATTTCTTAATCTCCGTCTGTCTATTACTAATGAATGAAACACATCCACCGGGAAGTGTTTATAATACCCAGACTTCTCCAGACTTAATGCTGCATCGTCTAAGGGTGATAGCCTTTGTACAAATACCATGCAATAGACTAGGCTTTTGTCTACTACACCATCTTCAACTAAAAAGTCCAGACCTGCCTCTTCAGCATCGTAGTCTGGATGGAACACCATAAGGTGCATATCTTTACCTGCAATGGACATGGCTTCATTTACGCCATCACACCATCCATCTAGGTATTCCATTTCTGGTAGGTACTGACTAGCCCATACAACTATATCATAATCGTGGGACTCAAAGTCTGCTACTTCTTTAGCTAGTCCATCTACCCCTGTGTTTATGCTGAATACAACCTTGTCATCTAGCCACGCTTGCTTTGCGTAGGGACACGGTGGTAGTCCATTAAGTTTCTCATTAGGTACTTCAAGAAATTCATGTGACCACTTTCGTATGTCGGCTTCTACGGGGTGCATTACGACTTTGTGATTTTGTTATATGCTTCTGGACTTGCAGCTTTCAGTGCCTTCAGGCCGGGGTTGTCTTTAACCATACCACCTGCTGAATACATATGTTCTTTGCCACCTGACATACCACCACGCATCATCTTAGCTTTGCCTTTACCTTTAGGCATTTCAGCCATGCCTATGCCAATAGAGATAACAGGTACTTTCTTAGTTTTCTTTTTGCTGGGTGTGTCACCGCCCTTGTTTCTTTTGAGTGGGGCAGTCTTATCTTGACTTAAAGAACCTACGTTAGCTAATACCTTCTTAGCATCTTTACGTTCTTGTACGGTGTAGTCTTTAGGATTCTCAGTAATCCGCATTGCTTCACTAGGTGTCATGTTACTTCTTCTTTCTATTGTCTACAGAGGATATTAACAAACCACCCTTACGATAGTCCATATTACTCATAGAGCGTTTGACTGCACCGCCACGATTAAAATCTAAACCGCCACGACCTCCTACTCCATCATCAACATTTTTTATATTTTTACTAGTAGCACCACGCATTCCTTTAGGTCCACCTTTTCTAGCACGAACCCCTGTTTCTCCAGCTTTAGTAGGTGCTATATTATCTAGCATAGCTTTTAACTCACGTTTACGTGGTCCTTCAATACGAGCCATAGCATTGCGCACTGCCTGTTCTTGTTTACCCGGAGATAGTTTATTAAATACTTCTTCGTTAATTAGTCCTGCTTTTTTTCCCGTAAGTTCTATAGGTGGTTTTTCCCTAGTAGATTTTGCAGTTGGGATACTCTTTAACGAGGGTAAAGTAGCCTTAGTATTTTTTGTACGTGTTGATGCTCCTTTAGCTGTAGCACTTACTGTATCTACTTCATCCTTTGCACGAAGACGTTTTAGTTTATCTTTCTCTGCTTTTGTAGCATCTCCATCACGCACTTTTTTAGCTAAGTCTACTTTTTCTTTTGCTTTAGCACGTGAGCCAGCAGTACGTTCTTGCTGTAAAAAACCCGGTTCTGCTGAACGAGTAACCTTACCAGCTTTACCTTTATCTACATCTGCCGCCGCACGAACATCTCGACCCGTATTGGCATCTAGTCCCATACCCTCTTGATCGTTTCTAGTAGATGTCTTTTTTAGTTGAGTAGTGTTTGCCTTTGCACGTTTTTTGTCCGCTTTTTTATTCGCAGTATTTTTACGTGCCGTAGCATCTTTTTTATTATTCTTAAACTTTTGTTTAGCTCTTTCTATTTCCTTTGTGGAAATATCTTTTTGAATTGCTGTTCCAAAATATTTACGTGCTGCCGTAATGCCTTCTTGTACAATAGCACGAATAAAATCAGTTTTAGCTGACATCGGTATATCTCCTATATTACCATTTAACTTTATGTGACCAATACTTCGCTGACAGCTTGCTGGTCGGTTTCCCCTGCGCATTATGACGTGCATAGTAGGATTTCTTACGTGCTTTATCTTTAGCAGTCTTAGGAGACTTACCAGCACCACTAACGCCTTGCTGTCCAAAGCGAATGAATTTATATGTGTCACCTTCTTTAGCCATTACAGCATGTGACTTAGTTTTGTGACTAGGAGTACGCTTCGGCTTGTTAACGCCAGACAGCCCCTCTTCCTTTATTTTAGTTTTTACTCTTTCAGGTATAGACATGTTACGTGCTTAGTCCTTCAGCTTTAGGTTTCTCTATAGGTACAGGGGGTGTAGTAGGTACTGCATCCTCAGATGGTGGTGCTTTTAATGGTAGCTTAGTCTCTAAGCATGTAGCACCCCAGTCCACTATCTCACCCTTATCTACTCTAGGCTCGTGTAACTCTTGTACAATCTCCCACGTAGGACATTCACTTACGTGTTTAGAGAATGACTTAATTTCCCCGTCTGGGGTTACGATTACGGAGAAGAAGACAAAAAAGGTATAGAACTCCATCACTCATCTCTTTCCTTCCACCCTTCTAAACGCATATAGTCTTCAGTCTCTTTAAGTGTAAAGGTACGTGGAAAGAACTTAGCGTCCAATGCAGTACGCACATAGAACACATCACTGTGTGGTATGTGAAGACGGTCTAATGAATTGGTACGGATAGCATCATAGAATGCGTCAAGTACATTATCTGTATATAGTTTTACAGATTTCTTAGCCATTGTCAAGAACTTTCTTACATAGAGTAGAAATTAATTAGCACATGTCAGGGGTATAGTTAAGTGATATAGTTAAAATGTATTAACAAAAAAAATACATTTAAGTGTTATCGTTTAAGAGTTTTTTTAAATTAGTAATTAAACACTTTTACTGTATCACTTATAGTGTAGTGTAGTTATACATATTATACCACTTGTTGTCAACCCCCGTCAAGCACAATTATTAAATAATTATATAGTTGCCTATTATTTAGGCAGTGTTGCACAATGCTTGAGCATATAGGTATTGTCAGTTGCTACTGTGGTTAACACTTAATTTACCTGATCTGTGGGTTTGTATGTATATATAACGCCCCTACCCCCCGGTGGCTCCTGCCTACCCGCCCTCCAAGGCGTGTGTGCGCCAGCATTATGCGCAACCAAGCGCAGCATTGGTGTTCCCCATCTGTTCAACCCCTTGATATTGCATAGAATATGCAGTAGCCGACCAGCCAAACTCAGTTGGAACAACTGTTATGGTATCAGTTGCCATCCAAAGGATGATTGTAAAAGGTCAACAATACAGATTTGTAACGAAGTTACAAGGTTGATGCATCTAATCCTTTCACCAAAGGTGAACCATAAGTCCAATGTTGGACTACACCCCCTATCACTGAAGGTGATAGTCATACCAGCCACCACCAAACCGAAAGCCTCGTGACACATTGCGATTTCAGCGCAGGTATTTCAGAAACTTAAAAGTTTCTTGCAATCACATGGAAACGCTTGCGCTGGGGATCAGGCGAGGCAAACCCCAAACTTTAACTATCTTCTTACGGTTTTACGGGATATATCCCCTTGAACGTAAGTGAAAGGGGTATATCCCTATAAAACCTAAAGATAGATAAAAGGATAACCGAAATGCCAAAATCAATCTCAAAAACTCCTGTTGTAAACAACACTCTGGAATCAGAGGGCAAAGCCCTAGCAACAATCTGGAAAGGTATCGTCAAAGGTAACTTTGACAATGCAACCAAAGCTGAAGGCTTTGATACTAGGCTTGGCAAGCTAATGCTTGCTTTGAAAGCTGAAGGTGGTCAGCGTATCTCAACCGATAGGTTGAAGGATTGCGGTATCAATGGAATTGATAAGCGGCGTAGAAGCGAAGCTTTGTGGTTCGTTGAAAACGAAAAGGCTTGCCGTGACTTCGTTGCTAAAAGCAAAAAGGGCTTCAAAAGCCTTACAGCTTTACAAGCTGCTATGAAGCCAAAGGCTCCGTCAAAGCCAAAGGCTGATACAGAAACACCTGTAGAGCCAAAGGCTGATGACAAGTCCAATGTTGGACTAGACAGCGAAGCTGATAAGGCTGAAACAAAGTCAGCTTCAGACATTGCATTGGAAGCGTTAGTTCAGTGTGAACTGAACGGTGTGTCCAAAGCCAAGTTCCTAGCTGCTCTTAAAGAGCAGTTGGAAATGCTAGATGACTCTACTGACAAGTCAGTAATCAAAGATGATGCTGGAAATGTTTATGTGGCTGCAGCTTAATGCTGCAGTCTAACCTGCTAGGAGATATTCAAATGAAATTTGAAATGTTAGATTTGTTCTTGATAGCTATGCTAATGGTCGCTATATTCTTTGGATTAGCTATGCTATCACTTCATGGCATTGGCTACATGACTTGGCTGTCATGGACAATGTTCGGATGCAGTGCATGGTGCCTAGTCTGTGGCTGGGGAATTGTAGCATACAATTTGGAGAAGCGTAATGGCTAGAAAATTCATCACCCCAATGGGTAAGCACAAGCCTGTCAGGTCAAGCTGGGCGGCTATGGATACACAAGCCTATAGCCGTAGCTATGAGCCTGAGACACGGCCTGAGTTTCGGGTTTATGTGACAGGTCAAGCTGATGCCATGCTTGATACATACCGCAAGGCAAAAGACAAGGCTGATGCCTTGGCAATACTTGACAGCTTGCTTTAGTGTGAATAACGTAATAACACTAGAACATTAGTGATAGTGTTATTACTTATATACACTACTTAACTAGTCCAAGGTTGGACTTAACAAACGGAGTTTGATATGCAAAATTATCGTGATGAAATGTTGCAAACATTGTGGGACATGTTCAAGGATGT